TGTGATTGTGTTTTATGACTATCTCTCTAATGGCAATGCATTAGGAAACAATCGTTCATTTCAGTTAAATCAATAAAGGTCATCATTGTAGAATAACCTGACGATGCCCTTATACTGCATTTTATCAACCAACCAATAATAGAGGCAAAAATGTCCAATCAATTAATAGAAACAGAAAAAGAACTCTTACCTGAGGAAGTAAGAAAATTTATTGACCCTCAAGGTCAGGGTACAGACCAAGAACACAAATTCTTTCTAGAATTGTGTAAAGCAAGGAAGTTAAATCCATTTGTTAAAGATGTTTACTTTATCAAATATGGCAGTATGCAAGCCGCAACAGTAATTGCAGTAGATACATTTGTAGCTAGGTCAATGGATCACAGCAACTATGAAGGTTATGAAGCTGGATGGATAGTTGGACCAGAAGATGCACCTAAAAGAACAGTTGATCCATTTGGTTACTTAATGGGTGCATGGTGCAGAGTTATGCGTACAGGGATGGTTCCATGTGAAGTTGCACTAAGATTTGATGCATTTTCTACAGGGAAAAACAGATGGAAAAGCGATCCATTTGGAATGATCCAAAAATGTGCTATTGCGGCCGCCCACAGGAAAGCATTTCCTAAGACATTTGCACATTTATATGGTCAGGAAGAGATTACGAATCCAAATGAAAAGGATAAACCTAAGAATAAGAAACCTATTAAACCAAAAACAAAGAAAGGATTAGAAGGATTACAAGAATCAATAGATAATAATAAAGATTTATCTGATTCTAATAAAACAGATATATCATTTGATTCTCCAGATACTATTGAATCAGAAGAATTCGAGCTTGCCCAATTGTCTTCTAATATCTTAGATAATACCATAAATCAATTAAATACCATTATTGGTTTAGATTTAACTAAAGCAACTCAAGATGAAATCATGATTCTTCAAGATAAAATTAAAGAAGAAAATGGAGAAAGTTATGATAATTGGGTCAAAGCAGTAAATGAAGGTGTAGAAGAATGGGAGAAAGAAATGACCCCTGATGATTATAATAGTCTTAAAGAATACTGCTTAGAAATACAGAAACACTTCAAACCAGAGGGTAACTATGAAAGTTGATAAAATAGATAAATGGCAACAACAAATACAATTAGCTACCTCAACATGGTTAGATGCTGAAAGATGGGGTGAATTCCAATCACATCGTAAAAGTATTGATAGAGGAAAGAAAATGACTCCTTATGCAGAGTGGCTAATAATAAGGAAACTACTCAGATTCAAGGAAGAAGGGTATGATCCTAATGAGTTGATAGATATAGCCATTGAAAGAGGATGGAAATCCATATTTGTACCTCAAGATATGAAAAGAGGTAACAATAAGAAAGGTTGGAGAGGCTTAGATAATGATGAACAAATGCAAATTGCCATGAAAGACCTAGAGAAAGGTCATTATGTCAACTGAAAATGTTCATCCTCAAGTAAGAGCAATCGTTGCTTTGTTATGTGAAGGGTTTAATGTCCCATCATCTGATACAAAAATAAAAGCGTTTGCTGATAAACTTCAACACCCCAATGTAGATGCATTAAAAGAAACATACGATATCTTTACTGATGGTCGAGGTGTTTCAGATAAAATGCCAACAATTGCTGAATTTATGAGGGTCTACAGAGAGGTGAAGAGCAGACATGAGAATAAATCCAACAAGATTCTAATAGAGGATAGGAATAATAGAGTCAATTATAGTAAAAACAAACAAATGTTTAATAAACTTATAACAATGGTAGAGAAAGGACACAAAGTAGAAAAGAGTTTTAGCCTATGTGACAGGGAACATACTGGTGTAAATGAACATGGGTATAAATATAGTCTAACAACTGATGATATGGGCAGATCTTACATTTATTACTATAATCATCCAGTTAATTTAGAATAATTATGTTCAGATCGCTCTCTATTGAAAGGAAATGGTGTTGTCTATCCTCCAGCACCAGTGATCCAAATTCCTTTTTGACGGAGAGCGGTTTGTTTAAAGAGAGGGTAACATGGAAGAATATCCTAACTGTGATTGGCGTAAATACAAAATGGCAAGGTTAAGGAAAAAACGATTCTGCAAAGTATGTGGAATTGAAATAGATAATTCTGAACGCAAAATCCATAAACGAACTAAGTTTTGTTCTCAAGATTGCGTTGATGATTATTATCAAGATAAAAAAGAAAGGAGACAATATGAGTGACGAAGGAAAAATGTTTTGTTGCCCTGCATGTGGTTCAGACGATGTTTTATTTCCTGCTTGGGTAGATGAGCATGGAGAAATGTTTAAAGAAATATCTAACTACTACTTTATATGCCAAGATTGTGATTCCCAATCTATAAAACTTAAAGAGAAAGAGGTTGCATGAGTAAAGAAGAGAAAAAAGGTAGAAATCCTAGAACTCCATACCACAAAGATTGTACTTGTTGTATGGTTCATTATGCATGGAGAGATACACCACTACCTAAACATGAAGTAACTATTGAGATGATTAGTGAACTCAATAAATTATATCGTAATATATATGAGCAATTCCAACTAGAGAAACAACATGCCACTAATGAACGTGTTGAATTATCTAGCAAATATAGAAATATGGATTCAAGATTGGAATCCTTATCTAAAGCAATTACTGAATATGGTATTTTTCGTAGTATTGAAAAATTAAAAGTAGGTTTAAAGGGGGAATTATGACTCCAGTAGCTAGATTAAATATACCACCTTGCCCTAAACCTAGAATGACTAGGGCCGATAGATGGAAGAAAAGGCAAAGTGTTGTGAAGTTTTTTGCCTTTAGGGATGCAGTAAGGCAATATAAGGAGAGTGATGTTGTCAAACGGAGTATGTATCACGATCCTAACTTGGAGTTTGAATCATTTGATATTGAATTCCATGTTCCAATGCCTAAATCTTGGTCTAATAAGAAAAAGTCTGAGATGAATGGCAAACCTCACCAACAGAGACCAGACCTTGATAACTATCTCAAGGCATGGAAAGATTCTGTGTTTGAGGAAGACTCTGTAGTATGGAGAGTTAAAGCAACTAAACTGTGGACTAATGGTACAGGACACATAATAATATCTAAATTAAATTAAGGAAGGTAAATATGCAATTAAATCAATTTTCTGGATGGGTAGCTCAAGAACCAGAGTACGGTCAGACTAATAGTGGATTATCTTATGCTAATTTCTCTGTAGGTTTAATGGATAGTTTTAAAAAGCGTGATGCTAAAACTCAATATAGGAAATGTGTCGCTTATGGGAAAGATGCAGATAATCTTAAAAAATCCGTAGGTAAAGGAACTTTTATTGTTATTTGGGAATCTAGAACAGAAATTAATGAATATAAAACTTCTAAAGGTGAAGATAGATCCGAAATTAGATACAATGTAAGGTTATTTGAAAACCCTAGTGCTTTTAAGGGAGGAAGTAGTGAAAATTTAGAGGCAGAGAAATCATTTAATGAAGCATATGCTTCTGATAGTCTTCCTTTTAGAAACTAATACGACCACATAGTAGGGCGTGGGTGGTGACTGTCATCGAGGGTATCTATATGTATAAATCTTTTAGCATGTGGACCTCTTTGGCTAATACCTACGCCACTTACTCCATGTTTCCTAGCAACATCAATAAGTCTCAAAGCATCAGCTCCAGATATGATAATATCACTTGCCTTCGTTCCAGTATTTCTAGGAACGTGGGGGCCATTAGAACCAGTTGAAGAGACTCTAGCATTATGTTTTGCACAGCGTACCCCGCTAGAAATCTTCAAAGGTCTATTCATTTCCTCTCTAATATTCTGTAATATGGTCATAAAGTCTTCATCCATTGAATCCTCTCCACAACCACAGCTACACATCAT